CTTTTTATTTGCACGTTTAGCAAGACCTATAGGAGAAGAACCGCCTAATTGCCTGTTAGACCTAGCGAGTCCTGCGAGTGTTTGAGCGTAAAACCATGCTGGAGTTTTCTTACCTTTAAATCCATTACTGGGACTAGGGATAGCCCAAGTACCATCATTAATATAATTTTGCGCTCTTAATGCTTTAGTAAATCTTGTTGTATAAGCTGAGCCACCTGAAACCATAGGAGGAAAAAGATACTTTGCAGGTGCGTTACCTTTTCCTTCTGCTTCGTTAACAGTTAACTCAAGCTTATTATTATCAACAATTCCGTAACGAATACTGTTTAATGTGTAAGGTGCTGCTTGCTCGCCAATTCTAAAATTAGCTTTCATTTGTTTCGGTATAACATTCTTCTTCATTTCAAAGCCAAGTTTCCTTAAAGCACGACCTCCAGAATATTTAAGTTGCGATTGTTCAAGAACATTTAAAGTCTTAAAAAGTTTCTTAGCTTCAAACTTAACGTACTGTCCCATTGTTAATAACTCAGAGAGCTTATGTGTATGTTAGCAAGTCTGTGGTGTGAGACTGGTGTCCTAAGTGACCTAACCCCCCGTATCGTTTTCAAACTTTTCCGTTTTGCTATAGCGTTTTTCAACATACAGCCCTTTTACCCCTATACCTCTATAACTACATAAAAAATATACTAATTAATGATTAAGGTTAGGACTAGGACACTTCTCTCAAATCTCTTGATACGAGTGGGTGGCAACCTCGTCCAACCTAGACTCTTCTACCTCATGGGTATGGACACCCATCAATTCTCGTATGTAGACCCATTTGCGACTATTTTTTGGCCCTCTACGCTTTTTCACGAGTCCCAAGTCCTTCAATATGGTTGCAACTTGCATCTGATCATAACGTGATTGTCTTTCTAAAGGTTTTTCAATTACCTCAGTTAATATTTTATTAGTGGTAAATTCTTGAAGTGCATTGACTGGTGCATTTACATATTCGGCAATCTTATTTTTCCAAGGATTATCTATTAAATATTTTTCATTTTTCTCGTTAATTGTAAGTTCAGTTTCTACTGGAAGTTGCCAAGGTGTTTTATTTTTATACTCGCAAACAGCCTGTGACCAAAGTTGATCAACTTCCATAGATAAGCCATCACAATTAATTTGATTTTCAATAGTACAAGATGTTTCTATAACCCAGAATCTTCTCGATCCAGTTTCATCTAAGAGGAAACCATCGTGTCTGTTAGTTGAACCTACGATGATGCCTCTACGAGGAAAATCTTCTGTAACTTTGCCATAAGGAACTCTAAACATATCGGTTGATTGTGAGAGAAAAGCTTTAATTTCTCCAGACTGTTTTTTGGAATTTATATGATCCAACTCGGACATCTCCATTATCCATGAACGGTGCATGATCATTAATGCGTCTTTTGTAGAAATATCTTTTAAAGCATCAGAGAAAAACTTACCGCCTAATACAGCCCAAAAAGAAGATTTCCTTGCCCCTTGCGGCCCCATCAAAACACAAGCGTTATCAAATTTGCAACCTGGTTCGTAAACCCTTGCTACTGCTGCGATCATGGTACATTTCAACATCTGATCGTAGATAGTCGGTTCGGGGAGGCTTGCATCTTCAGGTCTTAGGTAAGTGCTTGCAAGTCTGTCGATGGATATAGGAGAAGCATTTTTTTTGCAGTCTTCTAAATATTCTTTAACTGGGTCGTAGTCATTTTCTCTAGCAACTTGTACTACGCAGTCATAAGCCAAGTCTTTTGAAATCTTATGTCCGTGGTCTGCGAGTGCTAGATAGAATCGTTCAGGAGAAGCTGCACCTTGACATACAGTTTCAGCAAATTCAATTTGTTGAGTAAAAATGTTGTATCTAAAATCTCTTTTTTTTCTAAGTGCAAATAATAAATCATGCGCTTCAAGTCTTTGTAATCTTTCACCACTACGTTCTATATCTGAATCTTCATTGTTAGTTTCTTCGTTTTCATTGTTTACTCTTTGAGGAGGAGTAAAAAAATCAAAATCAGGGGGTAATACTGTTACGTTAGACCGAGGAACGTAACCATTTTTTATAGCCCAAAACCAAAAAGTACCTGCTGTAATATCTTTACCGCCTGAGTTCGCAATTTGATCTAGGCCACCCCAACTTGGGGAGTGTGTTTGCATAAGATTTATTGCGTAAATACTGTCTTTACCTGCGTCTTCACAAGCTTTTATTAATCCCCAGAGTATATTTCTATACATGTGATATGTATTACTACCAGGCGTTCTTTGGGGGATACAATTTAATGCTTTTTCCACGACATCTATTGGTTCTTTTCTGTAGTCTTTGTATTCTGAGCTTCTCTTTATTTGCTCATGTACTTTGGCAGTTGGTAGACAACTTTCAATATCCTTAACGGAATAAAGTTTGTCAGAATTATGAATAATTGTAGTTAAACCTCCTGCTGTTCCATCTTCATTCATGTGATAAGTGCCAGGTAATCTCATCACTCTGGAAGGATTTTTTAAGGCTCTATCTGCATCAGCGTGATCTAATAATCTTTCTTGTATGGGCTTCCAAGTCTTCGGGTCAATAGATTTTTTTAGTATCCAATAATTGTGAATTGATTTGCCGCCAGTATCTATTTGAAGTGAAGGTTCTGGAAGACCAAGCGATTTCCAAGCAAAGATCTGATCTTCTTTTGGTCTGTCATCCCATTCACAGAAAAAAGCTTTGCAATGCGTGATAGAGGAATCGGTGTCACCGCCATCATTAACAACGATATAAACACCACGCCCTTCTTCTTGACATTGCGTAATCCATTTAAGATCTGCATTGGATTTTTTACCACGATCTCTATCTTTAAGGGGATGACCTTTTGGGTAGAAGGATCTAAGTCTGACTTGATCTTTAGTTTTGTTTAGAAGTTGAGTGAATATTCTCCATTGGTTACGATCTAGTTTTAATTCGCTCATTGAGATAAGAGATAGGGTTAGAGATTATGTGAATAGCGTCTTGAACGCTACGTGCAACACCTGTAATGCCACCAGCTTTCCTAACGCAGGAAAGCCAATTATGCTGCATTGGAGTCAGTTTGCCCTTAGCAGTTTTCACTTCGATACTTGTAAAGACTGCAAGTTTCTGACCAACCATGTCTGAAGTGACTTCAATAGTTTTAAAGCCAATTAGATCAGAAGAGCCTTTAGCTAAACCAAACTGAACAGGTCTTCCTGTTCGTAAGTCTGGAAGTTGTCCTACTTGATTGCGAAACATTCGGAGGTCTGGGAATTGACCCAAAGCAAGTCTTATTTCCTGTTGAAGTGTTGTTTCTTTGTTGCTCAAAGGGGTAAGTTATTTTCATAAGATTAAAACAGAAGTGTTTGAGTTGCAGCGAGATGGCTTGAGTCATATCTGGAGTTATCGCCTTTGGGATATGGTTCTATTTCGTAGGCTAAGTTTCTAAGCATTTCTTTTTTATCCTTTTTTGTTCCTAGTAGATAGAAGTATCTGTGTTTTCGTGGTCTGTCTTTTAGATATAAATCGTCACCATAAATTGCTTTAAGTTTGTCTATCTTGCCTTTTTCTACTCCTCTGCCAGCGTGATCCATTACAGATGCACTATGCAAGTTTTCCATACCTTTGATTTTGTAGTCGGTGCGTTTAGCAGATAAACCTGTGTAAATGAAATTGGTGGCTTGATAAATATATCCGTGGTGATTTAAAGAAGTGTCAGCGTAACTAACTACTACAACTGGAGATGGAAGTTGTTTGAGTGTGGCTGAAACAAAGAAACTTAGCGAGTTTTTTGGCAGATTATCGTCAACAACTAATCTATTTAGTTCTAAAAAATTATTTTGATAATGACCATTAAAAGCATGTTTGATTAATGTATGTGCAACAGGTCTGCCATAAGAACAGATCCCTAAAAGTTGATTGTTTTTATATAAGCCAAAAGCGTAGGAGATGGATGGGATTCTTTTTGCGTAGTGCTTATGTAAAAACCATTCCTTACATTCTTGGCTTTTAATTTTTTGAACTTTATAATCTTTTATCACTTAAAACGTCCCTTATCATCTACATCTAAATCTGAAGCATATAAATGTAACCCATCAAAGAAACAGGGTTGGACATGATCCATAAAACTAATAGTGTTTTCTCTATTAAAAAAAGTTCTTGTTCTTGCTTGTCCTCCTCTGTCATGATTGATTTCAGTTAATGATATACCTTCAATTCCTCCATCTTTCTTGCACAAGATAGAACAACATTCTTCTAGAATTTTCTTATCAATTCTTTCAAATTCTAAATCAAATTCTAATTCACCAACGTAAGGCTTTCTAATAAAGAAAGAAATGCGTTTATGTTTATCAAAAACATCTGCATCAGTATTTGTAGCATATCTAAGAATACTATCAATTTTTTGATCTTTCATTTTTGATCTAGCTTCTAACCTTAGATCAATTGAAAGAAGTTTAAAATCAGAATTGTCAGTCATTGTTTTTAAAAATAAAAGTTATGTAAAAAGGAGTATTTATTACCCCCAATTCCATTTTTCGTTTAGAGTGTTGTTTGCAGGCTTTATTGTTTTAACGCCTTTATTCTTAAAGGCAAAATAAGCCCATCCTTTTTTGTAACCACGCCTTTCAGCAATAGCTAAGAAGTCCTGTAAGGTTTTTGCATTTTTATATTCAGTATTTCTTTGAGTTCTTTCTTCAGCGTTTTGACGCACTTCCTCTCTTTTTAACTCAATTAATTCTGCTTCTTCAAATCTTATTTTACGTCTAACTATTTCTTTTTCAAAGCCACAACAAGGACAAACACGTTGAGGTCTGTAGGTCGCAAAACAATTTTCACAAACAGTTACGGATGGAGCTTGTTCATTATCTCTTTTAGATTTTGCTTTGGCATTTAACGACCAAGGTCTGATGTCGTCAACAAAACCATGATCCCTCGTACTGTTTACATGATCCAGAACTATGGCAACTTTATCTTTTTGTGGCCTGAGAATACGTCCAACTTGCTGCATATATAAGCCTTCAGATTTTGTCGGCCTTAATAAAATTGCACAGCCAATTTTAGGCAAATCAAATCCCTCCGAAACCACATCAACTGATACAAGGACTTGGATAGATCCGTTAGATAAATCATTAATAACTTGATCTCTATCATCACTTTTCATATCCCCAGTAATTATGCCTGCCTTAATTCCTGAGTCGTTAAATTTTTCAGCTACAGCTTCGGCGTGAAGTATGTCACAACAAAAAGCTACTGATGGCACTCCTTTAGCGTGTTTTCGCCAATGTTCTATAGTGTCTCCTTTAATTACATATTCTTTCATCCTGTCTGCTAATTCCTCTTTAGCAAAAT